AGCGGAGCTGGGGCATGACCCTAGCCCGTCGCTAGACAAGCTACGTAAAGCAACGATCAACTGGATCATGCAGCCTCTTAAGTATGAGAACAGCGATCAATATTTGAGCAGAAAATTTTGGCTCGAAACAAGCGACAACCTTATGTATAAGGGGAAAGCACCACAACTAAACGCCACCAAAGCAGGAAGAATGCCTGCCTTCTTTGAACATGACAACCGGAATCTCCCTCAATACGCTTAAGCTCCACAACGATAGGTTGGATGAGCTAATTAATAGGCTTGAGCAAAACTTTGGTTGGAAACCAATCCACCCTAAAGAAGACATACAGTCAATCATGTATCGCGCTGGTCAAGCTAGCGTCATTGAATACATCAGATCAATAATGGATGAAGAAATTTAATGTGCTTATTTAAACAACCAAAAACACAGGCACCACCACCACTAGCCCCAGCACCACCACCACCAATACCTCCTGTTGCTCCTACTCCCGCACCTGATCCTGTTGTAAAGGATCTAAACCCACAAGTAAGGAGAGCTAAGAGTAAGAGTGCTAAGAAGAAAGGAAGTAATTATGCAAAGGGTACTGGATCACAAACTATCAAGCTTGGACCCAAACTTAATGCAGGTATGAATCAAGGCGGAGGTCTTAACTGATGTTCGCTCGTGAGAGGTACAACCAACTGCAAACAGCTCGACGACAATTCCTAGACAAGGCAGTTGAATGTTCAAAGCTCACGTTACCATACCTAATACAAGACGATATATCTTCAAGACCTACACACGAAACCTTAAATGTACCGTGGCAGTCAGTAGGAGCTAAGTGTTGTGTTGCCTTAGCAGCAAAACTAATGCTTGCAACACTACCTCCTCAAGCTACCTTCTTTAAGCTACAGGTAAGGGACGATAAGTTAGGTGAAGACATACCAGCAGAGGCACGTAGTGAATTAGATCTTTCATTCTCCAAGATGGAGCGTATGGTCATGGACTATATCGCTGCATCAAATGACAGAGTAGTTATCCATCAAGCACTTAAACATTTAATTGTTGGTGGTAACGCTTTGTTATTCATGGGGAAAGATGGGATAAAGAACTACCCACTGAATCGGTACGTCGTCAACAGAGATGGAAACGGTAACGTCCTAGAAATAGTTACAAAGGAATTGATAAATAAAGATGTTCTCGGTTATGACCTTCCAGTTAAAACCCCGAACTCTGTTAGTGATGAATCTCAGGGTGCAGGATCTGAAGATGTCGAAGTTTACACATACGTGAAACTAGAGAACGGCAGATGGATCTGGCATCAAGAATGTCACGACAAAATAATCCCAGACACTAGAAGTACTGCTCCTAAGAATGCAAGTCCATGGCTTGTACTGACCTTTAATGAGGTTGATGGAGAACAGTATGGACGTGGAAGGGTAGAAGAATTCCTTGGAGACCTAAAGTCTTTAGAGGGATTATCACAAGCTCTAGTTGAAGGGGCAGCAGCAGCAAGTAAGGTCATCTTCCTTGTCTCTCCTAGCTCGACAACTAAGCCAGCAACCATAGCTAAAGCAGCTAATGGTGCAATCGTTCAAGGAAGAGCTGAAGACGTAACAGTAGTTCAGGTAGGTAAGACTGCTGACTTTGCTACTGCTGCACAGATGGCTCAGACAATAGAGAAGAGATTACTAGAAGCTTTCCTTGTGATGAACGTAAGGAATGCAGAACGAGTTACAGCAGAAGAGGTAAGGCTTACACAGCTAGAACTTGAACAACAACTCGGTGGAATATTCTCTCTACTTACTGTCTCATTCCTCATACCATATCTAGCTAGAACCTTGTTGGTCTTACAGAGATCTAACGAGATACCTAAGCTACCTAAAGATTTAGTACGACCCAAGATCGTTGCGGGTATTAATGCATTAGGTCGTGGTCAGGATAGAGAAAGTTTAAACATGTTCATAGCAACTATTGCTCAGACACTTGGTCCAGAGGCATTGATGAGATACATAAACCCAGAGGAAGCTATCAAACGTTTAGCTGCTGCACAGGGTATAGATGTATTGAATCTTGTTAAGTCTCCAGAACAGATGGAAGAGGAGAAGGAAGAGGCTATGAGTAATCAACAGAATCAGACCTTACTAGAACAAGCTGGTCAGTTTGCTAATTCAAAACTAGCTGACAGTGAGAACATGCAAGGAATGCAACAACCAGAACAACCACCTATGGAGTAAATGGCAGAGACATTAACGTATGACAATACATCAGATGCTGAAGTTTTAACTGAAGAAGAACAAGACTCGTTAGCAGTTGGTGAAGAGTTACAAGCTCAACAAGAACAATTATTAGCAGGTAAGTATAAGAACGCTGAAGATCTTGAGTCGGCTTATCTGGAACTACAAAAGAAACTAGGTAGTGATGACGGAGAAAACCTCGAAGGAGAAGAGTCAGAAGAAGAAGGAGAAGGAGTTGATGAGGAGGTACCTGATGCGTCTCCTGCAGTCAGTCTGATAGAAGAAGCTTCTGCTGAATACTATGCAAACGATGGAGAGCTAACACCTGAGACTATCTCTAAGTTCTCCCAGATGAGTAGTCAGGATCTTGTGAATGCTTACCTTGAAATACAAAGGAACAACCCACAAGCGCAGCAAACCCAAGCAGTTGAGTTAAGTGATTCAAACATCAATGAAATTCAAAATGCTGCTGGTGGTGAACAAGCTTATGACCAACTAACTTCATGGGCTGCTCAGAATCTAAGTGAACAAGAGATAGATACTTTCGACAACCTAATAGATAGTGGCAATGTAGCTGCCATCAAGATGGGTCTTACTGCTATGCAGTCTAAGTACAACGAAGCTAATGGTTACGAAGGACGAATGCTACAGGGTAAAGCACCAAGATCTTCTGGAGAAGCATTCCGAAGTCAAGCTGAATTAGTAGCAGCAATGGGTGATCCTCGTTATGAGAATGATCCAGCTTATAGACAAGACGTTATAAACAAACTTGATAACTCTGATCTTAATTTCTAATGGCTAAAACCAAACTGAAACCCAGACCTATTTATAAGAAGCCTTAGGTAGTCATGGCGACCTGACAGTTCATCCTCGCCATTCACCTATCTTTGGATTCAATGACCACTACTACCGAATACGGTAAACAAAACATCTTCGCAAAAGAACCACCTATTGAAATTATGACTAACCATAACCACGAAGGCGATCCGATGCACATCGCTGAAGAGCTTAACGGACGAGTAGCAATGCTTGGAGTTATAGCAGCTATAGGTGCATACCTAACAACAGGACAAATTATCCCTGGCATTTTATAAATGACAACAGCCACATTAACTAAACCTTCAAACTGGAATAGCTTTTGTGACTGGGTTACTAGCACCAACAACCGCCTCTACTTGGGGTGGTTTGGTGTTCTTATGATTCCCGCACTCTTAACCGCAGCTACTGCATTCTTAATAGCATTTGTAGCAGCACCACCTGTAGATATTGATGGAATACGTGAACCAGTTGCAGGCTCACTTTTATATGGAAACAACATCATATCAGGTGCAATCGTACCCAGCTCAAATGCAATCGGACTCCACTTCTATCCCATCTGGGAAGCAGCCAATCTCGATGAATGGCTTTACAACGGTGGACCCTACCAACTCATCGTCTTCCACTTTCTTATCGGTATCTCAGCTTACTTGGGACGCCAATGGGAACTTAGTTACAGACTAGGAATGAGACCATGGATTTGTGTAGCTTATTCCGCACCAGTCGCTGCATCATTTGCAGTCTTCCTTGTGTATCCATTCGGTCAAGGGAGCTTCAGTGATGGTATGCCTCTTGGTATTAGCGGTACTTTCAATTTTATGTTCGTATTCCAAGCCGAACATAATATCCTCATGCATCCTTTCCACATGCTCGGTGTTGCTGGGGTATTCGGCGGTGCTCTTTTCGCTGCAATGCACGGAAGTCTTGTTACTTCCTCACTTATTAGAGAAACGACTGGCTTAGTTTCACAGAACTATGGATACAAATTCGGTCAAGAAGAAGAGACGTATAACATTGTTGCGGCTCATGGCTACTTTGGGAGACTTATCTTTCAGTATGCCTCTTTTAATAATAGCCGGAGTCTACACTTTTTCCTTGCTACTTTCCCCGTCGTTTGCATTTGGCTTACCTCTATGGGAATCTCCACTATGGCTTTTAATCTCAACGGCTTTAACTTTAACCAGTCCGTCGTCGATGCCAGTGGAAGAACAGTGCCAACTTGGGCTGATGTCCTGAACCGCGCTGACCTTGGTATGGAAGTAATGCACGAGCGTAATGCTCATAATTTTCCACTCGACCTAGCGGCTAAAGAGATAT